ATGTACTTCAATATCTTCTGGCAGCTCTGCATTAGGTGGTGGTAGCTCGACTCCAAGTTTCTCCTGCAACTGAGCGCGGTATCTAAACCCAAGGTGTTCAGCAATGTGGGCATTGAGCGCGGCCATCATCTGCTGTGCCTGTGGATTCTGACCAATAGCCCCAGCAATCATAGGGTCTTTCATGAACGACTGGTGAGTCACAATGTGTGCCTCGTGGTCTTGTATCAGGAACGCTTTCACTGGGGTACCTGTTAGCACGTTCATATTCTCGCTAACTGGATCAGTTGGTTTAGCGTCGTCTTCTGTGGGCACCAACTTGTCAGCGTTCTTGACGCCAAGTACTTCAATCATCTGGCGGTGTAGCTGGGGTAGGTTGTATATCTGCGGGGCTTGTTGCGACATCTGCAACACTGCTTGGTACTGCACTACTCGCTGCGCCATTGTTGAACTATTCGGGTCACTTACAGGGATCACATCGACAAGAGCGTAATCCGACTGTCTGGCTGATACTTCTCCCCTAAATGGCTGATACTCGTACTCAGTGGGGGCTTCTTCCGCCATGATAGCTTTTAGCATCTTAAACTCTAACTTCATGGCATAATGAACGCGGGCCTGCACTGCTGCCATTGGTTTAAGAGTCCGCTCTAACAAAGCCAGTGTAGTGCCCACTGGGGCATTAGCAGACATGTCGGAGATGTTCATATCACTGATAGCCCCGAGACGCCGGCCTTCAGTGGTAATCTGGTTTAGTAGTTGTAGGAGTGTCTGGCTTGGCTCCTTATAAGGAAGGGGCATAATATTGTCGCGGATTACTCCTGATGGTACGTCCACATCTTTCCACTCGCCCGGCGAGATAGGAGAGTCATCACCCTTAATACGTAACCCACGGGACTTCAAACCACCCGGTAAGTTAGACAGGGTGCCAGCATCTACCAACTGACGTATAAGTGAGGTACCTGCTCGGGCGTAACCACCAACAATGTGGATCAATCCAAGTCCGTAGAAACCAAAACCGGGAACGTATACGTAGTGTACAAAATGTTGACGTTTCAACATCAATTCGTCTTCTTCGTTCCAGTTACGGCGTATGGACAGTATCTCTGAAGTACCACGCTCAATAGTAACTACGTAGGGCTTTGCTAGATCGTCTTCGTCATCAACACCCTCAATGAGCAGGTCTGCATGAATTTCGTAGATGCTATAGCGGTCATCGTCAGTAATAGAGTACCCGCCTTCCTCGGCTTTCTTCTCTTCAATATCCGTATGAAACGGAGAAGGCTCACCCAACTCTACATCAATATAGAATCCCGCTGCTTGTAGCTTCCGTACTTCGTTCTTAGTCTTGCGCATAACATGTGTAACACGTTCTGCTGACTCAATGTTAGACGCGCCGTAAGGAACGATAACGTCCTCGGCGGGGATGTAGATGGCAACCTGCCTATCTATAGTAGGATCATAATAGACTTTCTTGAACGCTGATCCTGCAAGCCCTAAGCTGTACAACATACGCTCATGTTCGGGGCGGTACTCAACCATAGTCTCGGTAAGTTGATAGTTCATATCAGCCTTTACCCGCTCTGCGGCTTCTAGCTTCTCTTTAGTCTCCTTACCCAGAACTTTTACCCTAACTGGGCCAGAGGCGGGGAACGTCTCGCTCATAGTCTCTGCTTGGAATCGTATGGCAGCTTCAGCCAATACTGTAGAGTTAACCCCACAGGCACCTTCCCAAGGAGTACTGCGCTCTTCTTGCTTAAACCCTAGAATCTCAAGACCCTTAACGTAAGTATCAGCCCACTCTTTGCGGCTCTCTTCGTCGGCCTCAACCATACCAATAAGGTCAGTGGCTAATTCCGTCAGCATACCTTCGTCTAAGGCTTCCGCTAAGTTGGCGTCAAAACCCAACAAATCAGTTTCATCTCCGCCCGGAATAATGGTAATCTCTACGCTACCGTCATCGAGAGTAACCATATCTGGGTTTACGATCTCAATTTCAAGTTCTGACCCTTCCATTAAATCGTCGTCTTCGCCTTCAGGAGCGGCGTATAGCCCTTTTTCAATTGACATTGTTTAACCTCTTAGTAAAACCCGCCGCTGCGATGTTTAAAGTATTTGATTTCTTCTGCTTCGTCTGTAGGTAGCCGTATGAATCCACCTTGCCTAAACCGCATAAGTGCCATAACCGTGGAGTCCACTAAGTCGTCATGACTCATAAATGGGAACCCGGCTATCTCTTCTACTACTTCTTCGGCCCACCGTGTTTGAGGAACCCATACTAGTCCAGACTGTACAATATCAGATACTGAGTTTAAGCGTGCAAGTTTATCCCCTGATCCTCTATGAGGGGTATACTCCGATACGGGTAGCCCCATCCTGCGCATCTCTTGGTACAGCGCAACACCGGAGCTTTTCTTCTCCACAATAAACGAGTCAGGTTCCCAGTCTTCGTACTCTCTCAGGGCTAGTTCTTTTAGCTCATGGAATTCTAGTCTGTCCTTTATACTATTGAGCAGTATTATATTATACGCTGAAGTCTCTTCATTTAGAAACACACCCCACGTAGTCAGTGCCGTATAGTCAGCACGGTTGTGTTTTTCTGCTGCGGAGTCCAGCGACATTATTATGTACTCGCACTTGGGCGGGGTCTCCCTCTCCCACTCGTTCCACCACTCGCGCTTCACAATAGCCGCTTCTTCTGCGGTAGGCTCCTGCTGGTACTGGGCATTCCACTGGAACGCAGGCATAGAGGCTTTAGTACGTAACAGGGCTTCTAGGTCAAAGAACTCGGGCCATAGCGGTTTTTGTATAGGTTCCCCTGTATCAGGCGCGTATAGGTCTAGTATGGCGGGAAATTCAATGACCTCGTACTGGTCAGATCGCTCGTTATTGGACATATCTTTGACCACACGGCCTGTAAGGTCATCCATGTGCCATCTAGTTTGGACAATAGCTACACTACCTCCGGGCATTAGACGTGTACGAGCACCGAACGTAAACCACTCATAAGCCTTCTCAAAGACCGAAAAGTTGCCATTAATGACATCCTGCTCTGAATGAGGGTCGTCTACCAGCAGTAAATGGGCACCACGACCAGCTAGGGCAGAGCCAACACCACACGCATAGTACTCCCCCCCAGAGTTTGTGCTCCAGCGACCCGCAGATTTAGAGTCTTTAGCGAGGCCAACAGTAGGAAATATGCTTGTGTAGGCGGAACTGGAGATAATATTACGTACTTTACGCCCGAAATCTACCGCCAAGTCAGTGGTATGCGACACCATCATGACTTTCTTGTCTGGATTACGCCCCAAGTACCACGCGGGGAAGAAAATAGATACTAATTGGGATTTACCGTGGCGAGGAGGGATGTTTACACACACCCGATCCTTGTCTCCGCGCTCAATTGCCATCAACATGTTAGCGAGGATGCGATGATGCTTACCCACTAAGTAGTCTGGCTGCATCAACTTACAAAATTCTATTAAATCGTCGTAGGCGAGCTTATTCTGGCGTCTACTAGCTAGTTCATCGACTAGCTTCTCTATCTCCAATACCTCGTCGTCGGTAAAAGAGTCTATATTAGACAACATGTGCTGAACTTCTTCCTGCGTAAAGTCCTGCTGGGCTTCACTCACTAGGCTTTAGCCCTAACTCGGCGTCTAAATCAATGAAATCTCCGTCTAGGATAGTCTCCTCAACAGGATTTACTAGCTTTTCTAACTTACGACGTAATTTAGCTTTTAGATCATCAGTAGATTGGTGTGTAACCGTCACTTCCGACTTCTCCGCAAACAACCCAACGTCTGAAATCTTACCCAATAACTCCAACGCTCGTATTCGTACGCGGGGGTCGGGGTTTTCAGTCTCTATAATAAGTTTATTAGTAACTAAATGCCGTATGGATATTGCAGACTCAACTACTGAGGCTCCAAACTCCGTCAATATGTTACCTGTAAGTACTAAAGAAGCAGGCGTAAGACTAGATAGACGCTTAGAAGTTACCTTCTTGGACGTTTTTTCGGGGTCGTCAGCATAGGCCATAGCAATTTTAGCTGCCACGTCTTCATCTTCCTTGTTGGGTTTAAGTTCTAACCCGTGTTCTGCTAGCTCTAAGGCCGTAGTTTTAGCTGCTTGTGTGCGAATAGTTAAATCCACCACAGGATCGTCATCAAATAGCGGAACCCCAACTTCAGGTTCGAGTTTAATCGTCATGTTGCCGTCGCAGGTTATTCACCAGAGCCTGCTTTATACCTTATACAGAAGTAGTACGCAAGAGGCAGTGGGCACAAACTACTTTTTCTTTGGGGTTTTCCTACGCCCTCGCTTGAACTTACCTAACCGCCGTACCCCGGTTTCCAACTCCTGCACAGTAAACTGGTGGGGGGCAAGCTGGTGGCCTACAGCGGAGGGTAGTTCTTCTGCGGCTTTGACAATTACGGTTTCCAGTTCTAAGGCTACAAACACATAAAAGTCAGCAATACGATCGTCCTTGATATCATACGCGTAACGGCCGCGTTTATTCTTATTAGAGGATTTCACTTCAACTGTAAACACGTCACCAAAGTGAGACTGGCACCACAGGTCTACGCCGAAACGAGTTACATGGTGGCACTGTATACCATGCTTCTCCAGCAGGTACATTACGAAGAACTCTCCTATCCGTCCCGTAGTGGTGGCGCTGTGTGAGTTATACATGGAAACGTATAATATGGGCTAAAAATTTTTTTTACAACCAACAATTAAATAAAGGCGGGGGGTGTTCCCTTATAGAGGGGGGTGGGGTACCGAACTTGGGAAAAAGTGATTTATTTGAGTAAATTGGTAATACTATAGCCCCGCCGGGAATTTTCCTGAGAAGGGGTCATAGGGGGCGGGTGGGTGTCGAGGTCTGTCGTTTTGTTATAACGCGTTATAACTAATGCCGAGCGGTGATCAATGCCTTGCTTTAATAGGTAAACGTGTTAATGTATATCCATGTCGAGCAATGATGCCGGCAGCAACTAGAGAGCATACATTATGAGAAACGAAACCAATGCAATACCCGCACGCCTTACAGTAAACGGTCGCAAGGCTATCACCAGCGCGACAGCGAGCCAGATCAAAGCTAATGGCCGCACCAGCGCGACAGTCGATCAACTGGTTGCCGATGGTATGTTATGGACAGACTTTATAGCGCCGAGCGGCGAGGGGTCAACGTCAACGCCTGAATTGCACAAAGCATTGAAGGCGGCCATTGTCGAGGGGTTTAGCGCTAGCGATCGCAAGCTATTGTCGACACCCACCAAGGCGCTGAACGATGACAACTCGGCAGCTAAACGGTTGAAGCAGCAATCGGTGGGCGCGTTTATGGGGGCGTTTAAGCGCGACTTAAAGGCACGGCAAGCACCGGCCGCCCCTAAGACTAGGGCAGCTCAACAACCAACAGGTGAGGCCAGCGAGGCCAGCGATACTGGTAAAGGCGTCAATGTAAAGTTGCTCGAGTTGATAGTTAGCGCGACTAAAAAGGCGCAAGGGTGCGACGATCCATCGTTTAACGTAAACGAGTTTGTCAAACTAATGAAGGCGGCGGCATTGATACTGGCCGCTAAGTAATCAACCGGGGCCAGCAATGGCCCCACAATTTTGGAGAATAACATGCGTGACCAAACAGCAGCCTTGAAGTACTTAGCAGAAAAGCAATTCGAGAGAGCCGAGCGGCAATACTGGCGAGGGATTATAATGGCATACATAATTATATGGGGTATGGCCGTGATCCTTATCACCACAATAGTAACAGCTTAATCCAGCCCCGCTTCGGCGGGGTTTTTTTTCGCCTTAATTTTTTGATACCAGTAGTATGTTCTGCGGAGCGCCTCTCGTCTCCCGTACTTGATACCAGTAGTATGTTCTGCGGAGCGCCTCTGACACGTTTAGGCATCGCCTGATACCAGTAGTATGTTCTGCGGAGCGCCTCACAGGCAGAAGTTATAACACGTTATAACAAAACCTATTGTTCCAAGCAAAAGGGGTATTGTTCCAAGATATAGGGGTATTGTTCCAAGATTTCGCCTATTGTTCCAAAATAAAAGTACGTTTTGGAACATTATAGTTTCGTGGTAAAACGTGGTAGCTCGTGGTAGTTAGTGACGAGGTATGCCCTAAGCCCTTTGAGCAGAAGTTCATTATTATTTATTTTTATAAAATATTAATTGTAATGTTCCAAAAGTACAGATTATATTTATCCGGCAACATTTTAACGCGCTCCCTACCCTTTGTTCCAATCTCTCCGTTCAAATCTTCAAACCGAAGTAATCCTGAGATAAATGTCACTTTGGAACATTCCTTACTTATCAAGGACTTACCGACCTACACCTTGGAACAATGTGGAACAATATGGAACAATACACTTCTCGCAACACCCCAGCAACTCTACATACACCTCGACAGCTAGACTTTTTTTCCTGCCCATTATCACTTCACCAAACAACACCGTTACACAACATAGGTGGTACGTGTATCACTATATAACACGTTTGTGTAGAACTTGACATAAGCTGATAGATGCTCTATAATACCTTCTCAAGTCAAAAAAAAGTTAAATTTCCCCAACGCAACAATAGCACTGTTATAACACGTTATAACAAACAGGAGAGTAAGTTATGAAAAAACCAAGCGGAGTTATTTTGTATCAAGGCCCATCACTGCTGGACGGTGCGCCTATCGTGGTGATTGCCACGGGGTTACATAGTAGTCGTAACGGCAAGACCGGAGACATGGTGCAGACCCACATACTACGTGCAGACATGTTACCTGTAGCCGCTATACAGGAGGGCAAAGACAGCAGTATTTGTGGTGACTGCGTCCATCGTGGTGATGGTACGGGCAAGCATAGAACCTGCTATGTAACGGTCTATCAGGCGCAGACTACCGTGTATAAGGCGTTCTTGCGTGGCAGTTACCCAGTGTACGACCCAGCAGTGCATGATAAGTACTTGGAGGGCAGAGCCGTTAGGGTCGGAACATACGGTGACCCCGTGGCCGCGCCAATAGAGGTGTGGCATAACCTCAAGCGGCTGGCAAGCATAACGACAGGGTATTCGCACCAATGGCGCACGATAGCCAAAGCATGGGCCAAGCTAGTGATGGCAAGTGCAGACACGCCCGACGACGTTGCCCATGCACGACAGCTAGGGTACAGATCATTCCGTGTAGGGGATGAGAAGTTAGCAGGTGAGGTGCTGTGCCCAGCATCGAAGGAGGCAGGTAAGAAGCTACAGTGTATAGACTGTGGTGCGTGTGGTGGTGCTGACGGAAGGAAAGCATCTATCTACATTCCACTGCATGGCGGTACTGTCGTCATGTCCAACAAACCGCGACTAATCGCAAGAATAGCCGCATAAACTACCCACTGGTTATAACACGTTATAACAAACCAACTAAACCTTTAAGGAATACACACTATGAACATGATCAACACAGTATCAACAGCAGCGGTAACCTTGGCATCGGCAGCACCTAGCATCGGCTCAAGCGCCATGCTGGTAGAACTTCAGATCTCCCAGTGGACAGGGCGCAAGAAAGACAAGCGTGCAAGCGCCACAGTGACCAGCCAGAACTACGCCGACAAGGGCACGGCTGCGGTCAATAAGAAGTTACTCGGGCACTGCGAGGAGCTGGACGCCATCCACAAGTTCACCGCTAATGCGCGGAACATACACTACAGCATGACAATGCCGTGGTCAGACACAGGCATGAGACTACTGCCAACAGCGCAGTACTTCGCGTACCACAAGCAGATGACCGAACTCCAAAATGAGTTCCACAGTATAAGCGCAGCGTTCGTCACGACCTACGACTGGGAGATATCCAGAGCACAGGCACGGTTAGGCGACTTGTTCGTGCGGGACGACTACCCAACCCAGATGTCACTAGCGTCTAAGTTCGCGTTCAACGTCAGCTACGTGCCACTACCTGATGCAGGGGATTTCCGTGTTGATGTAGGCAACGAGCAACGGCAGGTATTGGAGGATCACTACACCGCCTACTATACCAAGCAGTTGACCTCGGCTATGAACGACGTGTGGAAGCGCATGTACACATCCCTGTCTAATATGTCTGACCGGCTGGACTACAGCGGCGACGATAAGAAGAAGCGGTTCCACAGTACCTTGGTGGACAACGTGCTCGACATGGTTGACATGCTGGGTATATGTAACGTCACTGGCGACAGCCAGATGGAGGCCATGCGGATACGGCTAGAAGAAGCACTGCGCGGCGTCACTACGGACGGACTCAAGAACAACGAGAGCCTGCGCGTCAAGACCAAGGCAGCAGTGGATGCGGCGATCAAGTCTCTACCATCGTTGGACATGTAACACAGGTAACTACAACACAGCAGTAGGTGTCTACTGTTATAACACGTTATAACAAACCATATAACTTTTAGGAATAAACATTATGAATACTACATCTATGTACGCATTATCTATCGACCAGACCGTTAACCTCATCGCTACCGGCGGAGACAAGCGGACTGTATTAGTCCAAGGCCACATGGGTAGTGGCAAGTCAACACTGCTAAAGATGTTGGCCGACAAGTTCCCGAAGCACATACCGTGTTACTTCGACTGTACTACCAAGGACTTAGGTGACCTGAGTATACCCTCGCTCAACACTAGTGAGGGGTACGTGACCTACCTGCCCAACGAAGAGTTCGGGATACACCACGGCAAGCCTGTCATTATCATGTTCGACGAGTGGGCCAAGGGTAATCCAGCGGTCAAGAACGGCACGCTGATCACTATCCTAGAGCACAAGGTTGGTGCTAAGAAGTTACCAGAAGGCAGCATAGTATTTGCCACGAGTAACCTAGGCGCAGAGGGAGTGGGAGATATGATACCGCCACATGCCCGTAACCGCATGACCGTGGTCAACATGCGTAAGCCAGACAGCACAGAGCTGATCGAGTATGGCATCAACAACGGTATGCACGCATCGGTGCTAGGGTTTATACGTGAGTTCCCACAGGTATTGCAGGGGTTCGAGGATGTCAAAGACCCAGAAGACAACCCGTACATCTACCACCCCAAGCAGCAGCGTGCAGCGTTCGTTACCCCTAGGTCACTAGAGGCGGCATCTGACTGGCTACACCAGCGTGAGTACTTGGATGACAATACCTTAACAGCTTTACTTATAGGCACTATAGGTACGAGAGCCGCGCTGGACATGATGGCCTTTGTCAAACTGGCCGACCAGCTACCGACCTTGCAGTCTATAAAGGATGACCCGCTCAATGCCACCGTCCCTGTATCAGCGTCAGCCGTGTGTATGGTGGTGTACCGAGCACTGGGTGCCATGAGCCGTGACTGGGTAGATAACTGGGTGCTGTACATGAACCGGCTAGACAAGGAAGCGCAGGGTCTATTCGCCAACGGGTCACGGGTAGACAGCTACGCACACCGGAGCATCGTCATGCAGAGTAAGAAGTTTACCGAGTGGGCTATGCAAAATAACTACATGTTCGCAGCAGACAAGACATAGGAGGCGGTATGTTATCAATAGGTAAACAACTTACAGCGGAGCAGAGATTGTCCAAGGCATTGGTATCAATCATGAGTCAACCTAAGTACACGGCATTAGCGGGGGTGTTAATGATAGGTGAGAAGACTATCAATGATATGCCGACAGCTTGTACCAACGGTCGTGATGAGATGTACGGGCGGGAGTTTGTAGACAACCTGACCGACGCCGAATTACGTTGGGTAGTGCTACATGAGAACTACCATAAGCTGTACCAGCACCTGACTACGTGGAAACACCTTTGGAAGATTGACCCTAATACAGCTAACCAAGCTATGGACTATGTGATCAACATCAAGATCATGGATGACAACGCCGATGGCTTCGCTGTGATACCCAAGGGAGGGTTGATAGATGCCCAGTACAGGGATATGGACACAGCCCAAGTGTTTAACCTAATACGTCAGAGTAACGACAACGACGATGATGGTGGAATGGATGAGCATGATTGGAAGGGCGCTCAAGATCTTAGCGACGAGGAGAAGGGAGCGTTGGCGCGTGACATTGACGAGGCCATACGTCAGGGAGCACTAGCCGCAGGTAAGATGGGTGGTACAGATAGCCGCGAACTAGAAGAGTTACTGAAGCCGCAAGTAGATTGGCGTGAGGTACTGCGTGAGTTCATCTCTACAACATGTGCGGGTAACGACTACTCTACATGGGCACGGCCTAACCGCCGGCTGATGAGTCAGGGTGTCTACATGCCTAGTGGCATCAGTCAGAGTGTGGGAGAGCTAGTCGTTGCCATTGACACGTCAGGTTCTATCAACAAACGCACATTGACCACGTTTTTATCAGAGGTGAAGTCTATCTGTGACACAGTACACCCAGAACAGGTTCGGCTATTGTACTGGGGCCACGAGGTAGTAGGCGATGAGTCATACAAGACCGACGAGTTATATGGTCTGATCACGTCTACCAAACCTATGGGTGGTGGTGGCACTGATGTCAATTGTGTCACGCAGTACATGACTGCCGAGGGTATCAACCCACAAGCATGTATCGTGTTAACAGATGGGTACCTGTGTGGGAACTGGGGGGAGTGGAGTTGTCCAGTGTTGTGGACAGTGATAGACAACAAGAGCGCTGTGCCTACTGCGGGTACTGCAATACACATCAAGTCGGGAGATATGTAATGACACTAACACACAATAAACCAACAAGAATACGTGGGAACATAAATAGCGGTAGCCGCGTGACACTGTGGAGGGTGGATAAGGTAACCGCAGGCTTGCAGATGCCAGCCAACGAGACTCCACAGAACGACTTAGAGGCAGCGGGTGTAGAGTTTACGGCAGCGATAAAGAAAGCCTTTAGGGGGTGTAAGTTCCACGCCGTGTGGTCTGGGGCAGACAGTAGGAACTTCAAATCGTTCGTGTACATGCCGGGGGATACCTACTGTATGGGGTACGTAACCATTGGCAAGGAGTATACGGCGGAGCGAGGGGAGCGCCTTGTGTACACAGTAACTGCGCATACCGTAAAAAATAACAGGCACGCTGATCTTGTACTACGGCAGACTTGCAAGACCTCTAACCCTAAGAAGGCCGTGGCTAATGCTAAGAAGTACCTACGCAGGGTGACACATGAGGAGCTAGCAAAGATTACGTCAGAGGAATACCACGAAGCTATGACACTCCAGACGGACATGATAGAGGACGAACTATATACTGCGTGCAATGCTCTGCTGGGTACGCTACGAAATAGTTTTCTCAGTAAGGACTTGGCGGAATCCCCTCTAATGGTGGAGATGTTCTACCAGATGGATGCGGGTACCATGACGTTCCTGTCCCCTGATGTTGAGGTTAAGTTAAAGGAGGTGCATCGGTTACATAAAGAGGTTAAGGCTATCGAGGATAGCCGGGTTACCGACAAGGTTGTATGCGTGCAGATCCATGAGGTAAAGATAATGGGGGAGAAAACCCATGAGTTCTCCACGGCTGTGATAGGCATGAACCGCTGGTCTACTGATCAAGCTACTGACTACTGTAGGTACACTGAGGAGACCTTACCTGAAGACATAGCAGGGAAGTTAGCGGTGTTAACGGTATGCGGCATGAACTCTGCTGTTATGGGTGTTGGGTATCGCTATGACGAGAATACATTCTATGTCATCTGTTGATACAATTTGGGACGAACTTGTGTCCTCTGGTTCTATATATAGAGTGTGTATACACATTAACACGAACAGGGTCGAAGTAGCATGTATAGGCATGGGATGTGTTGACTATGGGAGTCCTCGATACTATGATATGGAAGAGTTACCGGAATGGGTAGTCGGACGGATAGCGGTGCTGTCTCTGTGCGACACCGTTCCGCCTACTCCATCCATAGAAGGTGTTGGTAGGCGTATTGACGAGACTACTTTTTGGATAGAACGATAAGCGACAAGCACAGGAAATTTCAAAAGCCGGCTAATGCGATTAATAACTGATACCAGTACTCTAATAAAAAAGGATGAATACCATGAAAGATTATGACACGTTACAGAGATTGTATGTTTTTGACGACAGCGAAGAAGTTGCTGCGGGTGTAGGTGGGCACGATACCTATTGGGGCGAGGAAGGGAAGGTTCACATACTAGGACTATGGGGGCTTGCCCTTGAGCTTGCGGAGGAAGTGAAGATGTGGAGGGAGAAGTATGCTGATTAAGTTTTGTCAGGAGTGTGGTGCTGAGTTCCAAGCACGTAGTGGGGCCAATAAAAACTGTGGCCCAATATGTGGGAATATTAGTGCTAACAAGTTAAAGGCTGCGAAGTATCTAGCTAAGTCAGGGCTTACTAAGAGTAAGGGTGCGATGGTCAACGATGCACGGCAGATGTTCGAGAACCATGTGCCACGTATGGCCTTAGCAAGGCAGCTATGGAACAAGAAACTTAAATTGGAGGGGGTAGTATGAGTAATATCCGAGAGTCCACTAGCGAACAGTTACACCGGTTAAGTATTATGATTATTAGCGAAATGACCACTAAAGAATGGGCACACCGTAACGCGGTTGAATATTACGAGCATCGAGAGGAGGAACAGGACGAAGAGATTGCGCGGTTGAAGGCAGATATAGTGCTGTTGGAGGGAGAGATAGGGCTGTTAAAGGGAGATGCTACATGAATTTCAGAACGGCAGAGTTAATACGGGAAGAGTACCAAAACACCAACATCCGGCAGTTTGAATTGGCTAAAAAGTACGACACTAGCCAACGAGCTGTGTCGATGATCGTGAACAACAAGTCTTTCAACGCAAAAGAGGTAAGGCCCGACACTAGGATGCTTTATCAGATGAAGTTGCAGAAGGTTATCCTTTGGGTAAAGCCTGAAGACCTAGCGGCAGTTAAGGCGTACGACCTTACACGAGCGGAGCCAAGTAAAAGGAGACCTTTAGATGGCAATGACCCCAGAGGGTAAGGTAAAGAAGAAGGTAGTCGAGCAGCTAAAAACATTAGGGTGCTACTATTTCTTCCCGGCTACAGGTGGCTACGGTAAGAGTGGAGTGCCAGATGTAGTAGGGTGCTACAACGGTAGGTTCTTCGGGATTGAATGTAAGGCAGGTAAGGGTAAGACAACAGCTTTACAGGATAAGAACCTGAAGGAGATAGGCGATGCGCAGGGTATTGCGTGCGTGGTTAACGAAGCTAACATGAACGATATCAAACACTTACTAGAGGAAACACATTATGAACGGTAAATGGACGCAAGAAAATTTTAATTTGCACGATGAAAAAAACCCAGATATATATGACCTGTTTGTTAAGTTCGCTCTACAGGTTGCAAGCCGTAGGTCGTATTACTCAGCCAAAAACATTTTCCACCGGATCAGATGGGAGACTATGATCGAAGAAAAACAAAAGCAATTCAAGGTAGATGATGGCTGGATTTCACATTACGCGAGGAAGTTTGTTAGTGAGTACCCCGAGCACAATGCTTTATTCAAGTTTCGCGAACGGGCTAACTCTTATCACAACGGAGAAGGAGGAAACACATTATGAGCATTGACAAAGCAACACCCGAGGATTGGGAGCGGTTAAGGAGAGACTTCCCTGCGGTAGACCCGTACGTAGATAAGTACGACATGCAGCCGGTCGAGAGTATGGTGAATTCGCCCAAGCATTACACCGCAGGGGATGTCGAGTGTATTGATGGTATAGAAGCGTCGATGACACCGGAGGCGTTCAGGGGGTACTGCAAGGGAGCGTGCATGAAATACTTGTGGCGTTACGAGCGAAAGGCCAAGCCATTGGAGGACTTACACAAGGCCCAGTGGTACTTAAACAAGTTAATATCTAAGGTAGAGGTGTAGTTATGGTGGCTGACATGGAGATATTGGTAGTGGCAGTCATCACACACGCAATCTACCCTTTTGGGATTATCCTAGGGCACTGCTTATAACAGAGAGTTGACATGAACCTAATAACGATTGACTTTGAAACGTATTATGACAAAGACTTTTCATTGCGTAAGATGACAACAGAGTCCTACATACGTGACCCTCGCTTTGAGGTGATCGGTGTGGGGGTAAAAGTTAACAACGGAGCCACAGAGTGGGCCAGCGGAACACATGAAGAACTCAAAGACTATTTACAATCCTTCGATTGGAGTAAGACTATACTCTTATGCCACAACACTATGTTCGATGGCGCTATACTTAGTTGGCTGTTTGACGTTCACCCTTACCTGCTGGCTGATACTCTGTGTATTGCTCGCGCTCTACATGGGGTCGAGGTCGGCGGATCTCTTGCGGCACTTGCTACCCGATACGGTATCGGGGCTAAAGGTACAGAAGTACAAGACGCCCTTGGCAAGCGACGAGAAGATTTCACAGAAGAAGATTTAGGCACCTACGGGGACTACTGCATAAACGACGTTGAGCTGACTTATAAACTGTTCAATATCATGGGTAAGGATTTCCCTAAGCAGGAGCTACGCTTGATCGACTGTACCCTACGCATGTTTGTAGATCCCGTACTGGAGTTAGACTTACCCCTACTAAAGCAACACCTTAAAGACACCAAGCAGGAGAAAGAGGACTTGATAACGTCTTCTGGTGTAACTAAGAAGGAGTTGATGAGTAACCCCCAGTTTGCCGAATTGCTTAGGGCAGTAGGTGTTACCCCGCCAACGAAGACCAGCCTGACTACTGGCAAGGAGACGTTAGCCTTTGCCAAGACCGATGAGCAGTTCCAAGCATTGCTGGAGCACGAAGACCCCAGAGTGCGGCTGCTGGTAGCGTCTAGGTTAGGGGTTAAGGGTTCGTTGGAAGAGTCCCGCACTGAAAGGTTTATCTCTATTGCCAAGCGTGGCCTTATGCCCGTGCCTATCCGGTACTACGCTGCCCATACAGGTAGGTGGGGAGGCGACGATAAGATAAACATACAGAACCTTCCGAGCCGGGGAGTAAATGGTAAGAAGTTAAAGAGTAGTATGCTTGCCCCTAAAGGGTATACGTTGGTTGACTGCGACTCTTCTCAGATTGAGGCCCGAGTATTAGCGTGGCTTGCTGAACAAGAGGAACTGGTATCTGCATTTGCAGCTAAAAAAGACGTATACATAACGATGGCCTCTACTATATATGGTGTACCAGAAGACAAGGTAGCCAAAGATCAGCGCTTTGTAGGTAAGACCACCATCCTAGGATGTGGCTATGGTATGGGCGCAGGTAGGTTTGCTGATCAGCTACAATCTTTTGGTACGGTTATAAGTTTAGAGGAGTCGCGTAGAATCATTAGCATATACAGAAACACTAATTGGAAGATTGGTACGCTATGGCGTAACCTACAGAACATGTTAGTAAATATGTCTAGGGGAGAGTCCGGTAGCCTTGGGCCTAACGGTATAATCAAGTACGGGGCAACGCGAGGACAGCATCTGGGCAAGCCTGTATGTAACGCGTGGATACGGTTACCCTCTGGCCTAAACATGCGTTACGATGGCCTAAGGTACGAGCAGGGAGAGCGCGGACTAGAGTTCAGCTACAAGACTAGGAACGGCTACAACCGTATATATGGAGGTAAAGTCACAGAAAACGTGTGTCAGGCCGTTGCTAGGTGTATTATTGGGGAACAGATGTTAGCTATAGCTAAGAAATACAAGGTAGCACTTACAGTGCATGACTCTGTGGTATGTTGTGTACCTACAGACGAGTTAGCAGAAGCAACAGCTTTTATTGAACGTTGTATGAGTACTACTCCACTATGGGCGGAAGGTCTACCTATAACGTGTGAGTCAGGTAATGGTAAATCTTACGGGGAGTGCGAATAGTATGGGTGACATAATCGACTGGCCGCTAAACCCGGAAATACCCGACTCCATAGAAGATGGGCAAGTATCTGTGTATTTAGGGCAGTACGAAGACGGGGAGTTAGTAATTTGTTTAGAGCAGGTAGTGCGGGGGGAAAATGGTTTTGGTACAAATAGGTTGCTACTAGACGTTGATTTCATAGAACCTATTATAAGAGCGCTAGCAGAGGTTGGCCTATACGTGGAGGATACATACCGATGAGTATAGCCCCGTGGTCGTTTTCTAAGATCAAATCTTTTGAGCAATGCCCCAAGAAGTTCTACCACTTAAAGGTGTTAAAGAACTACAGGGAGTCGGAGACAGAAGCAATGCTGTACGGCACTGCCGTACACTTAGCGGCGGAAGAGTATATACGCGATGGCACCCCGCTGCCTGAGAAGTACAGCTACTGCAAAGACGTTTTAGATTCCTTGAACGCCAAAGCAGGAGAGAAGATATGCGAGCTAGAGATGGGGCTTACTGAGGACTTGAAGCCATGTGGTTTTAGAGATGATGCTGTCTGGTGGCGGGGTATAGCGGATTTAGTTATACTGAACAGAGATACCAAGACAGCTTGGATAATAGATTACAAGACAAGCAAGAACACTAGGTATGCGGATAAAGGGCAGTTAGAGCTAATGGCCCTCGCTGTATTCAAACACTACCCCGAAATAGAACATGTAAAAGGCGGGTTAGTTTTTGTGGTGTGCGGGGAACTGATAACAGGCAATTACGAAAAATCTGAAGAATCTACGCTATGGGCTAAGTGGTTATCTGACTACAGCCGTATGGAAAAAGCATTTGAGAGAGATGTTTGGAACGCTCACCAAAGTGGGTTATGCAGGAGACACTGCATAGTGACGGAATGTATACATAACGGGAGGCACTAATGCCTTATAAGAAGAAGTCAGATAGAAAGAAACAAGTTAACGCCCCCGTGGGTAGCGACACGTTTGAACGCCGAATGGAGCGACAGCGTGCCAGACGTAAGATGGACAAAGAAAGTAGAGACGCCAATAAGAACGGCAAAGCAGACAAACGTGAAGGTAAAGATGTTAGCCACAAGAAAGCCTTGGTTAACGGCGGCAGTAATGCAGATGGCGTTACTGTAGAGAGTCGATCTGCTAACAGAAGTCGGAACTACAAGAAGAAGAAGTAACCCCCAAAAGACGCTTGCCTAGATGCGTCTATAAAAAACGTGAGTGTCGTGTGAAAGCGTGATTTTTTACTCACAAAAATCTAGGAAGTTCGGGGATCCATCTTCCCTTCATAAGCAGACCTAGCCCTATCTGTGAGCGAAGCAGGGCTTACTTTTTCTTGCATGATGTGGACACCCACTTCGTGCTATTTGGCATCGGAGAAATAAATGAAAATTGTAGATAACAAGGCGTTGTTGCTGACACTACGTAACCCAGCAAGAGTTACAGCAGTGATACCCAAGAGTAAGGAGTTACCGAACAACCAAGTGTTAGTTAACTGGGGGATGGACGAGACACAAGTTCTAAGGAACATGAACATCAAGGTGCCTTCCCCCATAGAGTCTAGGTACGAGTGGACGGGTAGATACAAACCGTTCGACCACCAGAAAACCACCTCTGCTTTCCTAACCCTTAACCGTAAAGCCTTCTGCTTCAATGAGCAGGGTACAGGCAAGACTGCTAGTGCCATCTGGGCGTCTGATTACTTACTAACACAAGGTATTATAAGACGTGTTTTGGTTATCTGCCCCCTATCTATCATGGATTCCGCGTGGCGAGATGACCTATTTAACTTCGCTATGCACCGCAAGGTTGACGTGGCCTACGGCGCTGCTAAGAAACGGGTAGAGATTATTGAGGGTGACGCAGAGTACGTGATAATAAACTACGACGGGGTAGAGATTGTAGCCGACGCAGTAGCTAACGGTAGGTTCGACCTTATCATTGTAGACGAGGCTACTCACTACAAGAATCCCCAGACCAAACGATGGAAGACACTCAATAAGTTAGTTGGCCCTAGTACTTGGTTGTGGATGATGACGGGTACCCCCGCCGCACAGAGTCCTGTTGACGCGTTTGGAATAGCCCGATTAGTTAACCCTACGGCTGTACCTAGGTTTCTCGGTTCCTTTCGGGATCAGGTTATGCGCAAGGTGACTAACTTTAAGTGGGTGCCAAAAGAAGATGCTACCAACACAGTGCATAGGGTGTTGCAGCCAGCCATACGGTTCACCAAAGAAGAATGCTTAGACCTACCACCAATGGTATACGTGAAGCGCGAGGTTAGCCTAACACGTCAACAGTTGAAGTATTACAAAGAGTTAAAAGACAAGATGGTAATGCAAGCTGCGGGGGAACAAATTACCGCTGCCAATGCTGCTGTTAGCATGAACAAGTTACTACAGATATCTGCGGGGGCGGTCTATACCGATAAGGGAGACGCGGTAGAGTTTGATATCACACCTAGGTATAAAGTGTTGATGGAAGTCATAGAAGAGTCTAGTAAGAAAGTTCTGGTGTTCGTGCCGTTCAAGCACACCATTGACTTGCTAGTGGGTAAGCTGCGGGGGGATGGCATAAGCACAGAAGTAATACGGGGAGATGTACCTGCGGCCAAACGTACAGAAATCTTCAAGCGGTTCCAGAGTATGGATGATCCCAAGGTGCTAGTGATACAACCCCAGTCAGCAGCACACGGAGTTACCTTAACAGCGGCTAACACAGTGGTATGGTGGGCACCGACAAGCTCCCTTGAAACCTACGCCCAAGCTAACGCTCGGGTACACAGGTCAGGTCAAGACCACAAATGTACCGTAGTTCAGCTCCAAGGTTCCCACGCTGAGAAACGTGTTTACGCATTACTTGACAACAGAATAGACGTACACACAAAAATGATTGATCTATACAAAGAAATACTTGACTAGGGTACTTTAGGGTACTAAAGTGTACGTCCTGTCACTAATAGGATAGAGCGATGAGCAAAGAGAACGATGCTCCTGCTGAAAGACTCACCCGAGTTTTCCATAAGATCAAGGATAAACGGGCGGAACTAACAGCGGAGTTTAAAGAGAAAGATAAGAAGCTAGCTGACCAGCTAGACGAAGTGAAAAGAGCGTTGTTGGCTTTCTGCAAAGAGCAGGGGGTCGATAGTGTAAAAACTTCAGCAGGTATGTTTTACAGATCGGCAAAAGTTAGATATTGGACTAGCGACTGGGAATCTATGCACAGTTTTGTGTTAGAGCATAGGGCACCAGAGCTGTTTGATAAAAGATTGAACCAGTCGAATATGAAACAGTTCCTAGAAGAGAACCCAGAACTCGTACCAAAGGGTCTTAACGTGGACTCCGAGTACGTAATAACAGTAAGGAGGAAGTAATGTTTGTACCAATTGAAAAAGTAGCAAGGCATTTTACTGTGTCAGTGTCTACCATTAGGGCATGGGTACGGCAGGATAAAGTTCCATCTGACACCTATATCAAGGTCGGTAACACGTACAGGTTTAACCTAGACGCTGTTGAGGCCGCTCTTGTAAAAGCACGCTCTGATGAAGAGTTTGACGATAGGCAGTTAGAACTTGACTTCGATGCGGACGAAGATATCTGATGAGCAAGCTACGCCGAATCAGCCTACGTGATGGCAAGTTTAACGTAGAGGGTAGGGTGCTGGACGCGGAAGTTATGGACGTTATCGTGGTAAACGCGGCTGGTGTGTCTCGTGCTTATTACGGGGAAACGTACGACCCTAACAAGGTTGCGGTTCCTACATGTTGGTCATCTGACGTGCAGCGGCCTGATCAGAGCGTACCTCAAGACAAACGGCAATCAAACCGTTGTATGGACTGTACTCAGAACGTTAGGGGTTCAGGCCAGTTTGGAGGTAGGGCTTGTCGGTTTTCTCAACGACTTGCCATTGTATTCGGGGATAACCCGAAAGAGGTGTATCAGTTACAGGTACCTGCCACTTCTATATTTGGAAATAGCAGAGGGGGGAACAGTGGTCTGCAAGAGTACGCACGGCTACTGGCTAAACATGATACAGATATAGCCACTATCACTACTAGAATATATTTCGACAAGGATAGTGTCGTACCAAAACTTTACTTCAAACCTTTAGCTAGTTTAGATGAAGCCACACGTGCAGCGGTAAGCAGCATGGTAGACCACGAAGATACTATAGAGGCAATCACTTCGACTGTCTCAGTAACTAGTGAGCCTGTGTCTCCGTTTGCAGTAGTAGAAGGTTTTGAATTAAACGCAAACTAAAATAAACTTAGGAATTTTTAACATGGCTACAAATACACAGTATGTAATAAACGGCGTAGAAGCTCTATGGCCCCGAATTAACAAAACGTATAGGTTTGATGCCGGTGAGAACCGCTCTGTCCCATGCGACCCTCTGGATGATGGGGCCAAGTACGAGACTAAGTTCCGTATGGACAAGGATACGGCTAAGAATTTGTTCATTGCTATGACAGAGGCTTACCAAGCTAGGAAAGAATCGTCTTGGCCTGAGAAGTTTGGCAATCCTTTTGACAAGGAAGAAGACGGTACGTATACCTTCAAAGCATCATTGAAGGGTGCCTATGGCAAAGATGTTACTTTAAAGCCTGTACAATATGACGCAAAATCTACTAAACTACCTGAAGACTTCATGCTTACCACGGGCAGTACTGTGAATGTGGCGGTTACGTTTACGCCGTACTTCATGCGAGAAGCAGGGGTCTCCCTTAGATTACGAGCAGTTCAGGTAATTAAATACGTGCCTATGGAATCTGCGTCTCCGTTCGGCAATGTAGAAGGGTACCAACACGACGAGGAAGAGAACCCTTTCGAGGTAGTTACTCCAGTTGTACAGGCAGCTAAAGAGGAAGTAGTGGCTAAAGATGAGGATTCGTTTGAGGACTTTGATGAACCTGCTGCACCGGAACCGAAGAAAGTAGTTAAGAAAACTGCCCCTGCCCCCAAGGCCGACAATGATGCACTGTCTTCTATTGTTGCTGATTGGGACGACTAGCACTTCCCCGTAGTATACCACCCGTAGCTAGGATTATTTCCGAAAAGGGCGTTAACGCGCCCCTGCTATGGTACCTCTCGGAATTAGGTACATTATATGAAAACAGAAAATTTTTTAAGGAAGGTATTAGCGTCAGAGGGTGATTACTGTGTGTTTGCTTCTAACTTAAAACGGAAGAATGACATAGTACAGAATTTCTACACCTCTATAGGTGACATGGTAGATGGTGCTCGGGATTTAGATGCCAAGGGGTACGATGCCTACTTTGCATTGGCTACGTTCAAGACCCCAAACTCTCGTAAAGTTGATAACGTAAAGCAACTGAAGTCTTTCTTTTTAGACTTAGATTGTGGAGAAGGAAAAGAATACCCCAATCAGGATGCGGCTATACTTGCACTACAGGGGTTCTGTAAGACCCTAGCGTTACCTGCACCCAAACTGGTTAATTCTGGTAGGGGTGTACATGTTTACTGGGCTTTGTCAGAGGCTGTGCTGGTTGACGATTGGCTTCCCGTGGCGCAACGCCTAAAGAAGTTATGTGTTTCAAATGGGTTTCTTACTGACACGTCTGTCACTGCCGACGCTGCTAGGGTATTACGGCTACCAAGTACACATAACCACAAGACAACACCCCCGGCTAGTGTAGAGTTCTTCGGTATAGAGACCCCTGTCGATGTAGACTTCGATGCGTTTTCGGAGTTGTTAGGTGGGAACATGATACCAGTTCCTACGAAGGCGGTACCTGTGGGTGCGAACGCAGTAATGAGAGCGCTCATTGGCAACAACCAAACTAAGTTTAAAGACATCATAACAAAAACTGTACGAGGCACGGGCTGTGCCCAGCTAGGCGTGATAATAAGTGATCAAGCCAATTGTAGTGAGCCAATGTGGAGAGCAGGTCTGTCTATTGCCAAGTTCTGTACAGATGCAGAGGTAGCGGCCCGTAATATATCGAAAGGGCATATCGGGTATTCTGTGCAGGCTACGGCAGAGAAGATGGAGCTAATAAAAGGCCCGTACCTATGTACTTCTTTTGACGAGTTTAACGTGGGGGTATGTACTGAGTGTCCGCATTGGGGGAAGATCAAGTCTCCTATAACGTTGGGTAACAGTGTTATGGAGGCTACCGAAGAAGACAATACAATCGAGGTACCCCCCGCTGCCGACCCAGAGCCTGACGAAGAAGGAGATCAGTATTTACCGCTAAGTGTACGTAATGCTACCTATGTTATACCTCCGTACCCGAAGCCTTTCTTTCGGGGCGTCAATGGGGGTGTTTATATCCGCACGCGTAATGCAGAGGGCGATCCAGATGAGAAAGTTATATACCATAACGACCTATATGTAGTTAAACGTATATCGGATGCCGACGTAGGCGAGTCCATCGTTGTTAGACTGCACTTACCAAAAGACGGGATTCGTGAATTTACGCTACCCCTAACAGCGGTCACCTCAAAGGAGGAACTGCGAAAAAACATGGCTATGCACGGCGTAGCTGTCACTAGGATGGATGAGCTTATGAGTTATATGACTACATGGGTAAACGAGTTACAGGCTACTAGTAAGGCTACTAATGCCCACAAGCAGTTTGGTTGGGTAGGGGACGAATTTAAGTCTTTTGTATTAGGCGACAAAGAGATATTCGCTAATGCCATCAGAAACAATCCTCCGTCTAGCGCTACAGCAGGGCTGTTTCATGCGTTTGAACCCAAGGGTACCCTGCAAGAATGGATAGACATGGCAAACTTCTACGACCGAGACGGGTTTGAGCTACATCAATATATTGTCGGTACCGGGTTCGGGTCGGTACTTATGGAGATGTGCCCAGTTGCCTGTGGTGGGTTCCACGTTCATAGTAGCGATAGTGGCTTTGGTAAAACTACTGCTATGAACGTGGGGGCGTCAATATGGGGTGCCCCTAAAGCCTTAGTGCTACAGAACAAAGATACCGACAACTCTATGATGCTACGTGGAGAGGTATACCATAACTTACCTCTGTATATTGACGAGGTAACTAACGCAAAAGGGGATGAACTGTCTGATCTTGTTTATCAGTTGTCTGGGGGTAAGCAGCGGAACCGTATGACCAGTGGGGGCAACAACACTGAACGGGCTAGAGGTAAGCCTTGGAGCCTAATAGCTGTTACCACAGGTAATGCTAGTATTATAGAGAAAATCAGTAGTATTAAGGCTGCCCCTAAAGCCGAAGCACAGCGGATGATGGAAACAAAAGCAGTACGGCTGTTTTCCAAGAGTGCGGATAAGAGCATAACAGACGTTCACGCAACCAACGCCGAAAATATATACGGCCATGCGGGGGTAATTTACGTTCAGTTTCTAATCTCTAACATAGAAGCGGTGAAAGTGTTACTGAGTAAGGTTAGGGCTAGGATAGATGACGCCGCAGGACTCACCTCAGAGAACCGTTTCTGGTCAGCAAAGGCGGCGGCTACAGTTACGGGGGTACTCATTGCCAAGAAATTAGGCTTGGTTAACTATGATACTACTAAGCTAACCGCTTACACCGTGTCGCTACTTTTGGAGAACAAGGGTAACGTAGACAGCATGAATTCGTCTGTGGGGGACAGGCTAAATGAATATTTCCATGAGAATTGGGGCAATATCTTAAAGATAAAAAGTACTGATGACCTGCGTAAGGGACAGGGAAATGGGTTAGACGATTTGGTAATTCCTGAACTAGACCCAAGAGTGCGATTAGTAGGTCGGTATGAGACAGATATAAAATACGCGTACCTACTACTTAAACCGCTTAAAAAATGGTGTACCCAACAGCAGATTAGTTACCCCTCGTTTGAAGAGGATTTAAAAAAGGCTTACGGGGCTAAGAAAATAAAGATACGGATATCTAGGGGTACACAAACGCAGCTACCAGCAACGTGGGTTTTAGCCATAGATTGTTCAACAGTAGTCGTGGAAGAATTTACGGGTAAAGAAGTTACGGAAAAAGAAGCAAACTAGTATGTTAATGCTGGATGATCTAACCCCCGATGGCATACGCATAGTGATTACGTGGGGCAGTATGGTAGTCGGGGCGTCGGTGTTTATACCGTGTTTAAACACTCATAAGGCAAAAGAACAAGTAAAAAAGATAGCTACAGCCAAGAAATGGCAGGTAACCATAAAAATAACCATAGAAAATAATAAATTAGGTATACGGATATGGCGTACGGTATGATAAAATAGCGCCCGAAGCGGTAATTCCTCTGTTACTCCTTCACCTCCCCCCGACCCCCTGCTCGTTCCCGAGGCGACAGGGGGTTTTTTATCGCTTGTACTCCGCGTTACTTCTATCTATAGCGTACTGCATAAGCGGACTTATAGTTATCCCGTTGTGCGTCCTAGCAGTTGTATCCCTATGGCCCTTCAATGACTTTCTTATGGCCTCTGGTGTAATAGCCACAGCGGGGTTGTCCTTTGCGTACCTAGCGTTAAAGGCATTGATATCGTTTAAAGTATCACTCATCGAGTCATAATCTCCCATTTTCGACGCCACATAGTACTTAGTGGTTAGGGCACTACGTTTTTGAGTAACAGCTAGTTCTACCCCCTTGTCCCTAGAGCTTTGTTCCTGTCTGAACGTGTATTCAGCCGGAGGGAAACCAAGTGCCGCCGCAAAAACTTCTCCGCTGGTCATATCGTCGTATATAGGGTTTTTACGTCTATTTTTTATGCCCCCTTCTTTAGCATAACGACCCGCAGTATTCCGCCAGAGGTTAGTTAACCCAGCAGGCATTAGGCTCTCCATACCGTATGTTTCTGCGTCGTACTCGTCGTTAAGGAATAAATCCTCCACCCCCCGCTTCAGGCGGTTAGCGGTACTCAGTGCAGGGCCACCAAAATAGATACCTATGTTCTCTTCGAGTGACGGATCTCTATTAAACTTGTTATTAGCTAGTAGTAAACCCGTTAACCTAACTCGACTTGCAACGTCAACCCCAGTAAGTTCTGCAACGGCACCCTTGTACCACCCCTCCTCAACATATTTACGTACGAGTGTATCCGCGTCGTCCTCATCGTCGTCTTGATAAAGATCCACGAGCATAGAAACGGCACCATACAACGGTAAGCCCTGCACGCCAGCAAAGAACAAAGCGGACAAATGTACACCTATTAGCTGGTTACGGGCCATCTTCCTAAGCGCTATACTCTCTGCGTCTTTCCCCCCAAGGTTGTTTATGTAGGCTTTACCCGCTTTAATCATTGTGGTGTACATCTGCAACCCATACCCCTTATACATTAGGGCTACTCGGCCAATACCCTGCTGTGCCATTCCCGAAGCTGTCTCTAGGACTGATCCACCGTTAACTTCTTGGGTAATGTACATGGCTTCTTTTGCAGCGCGTTCCATAATAAGTTCTGAGTTACTAGGAACGTCAATAAACTTACCTTCTAGGTTACTGTAGTACTTCTTACCTTCTTTCTTGCTTGTCTCCATCCGGGCAAGCATCAGGTCGTAAGACATTATCATGGTGGTCTGGCGGTTAAACATTTCCGCAGCGTTAAACATTACGCCTGACGCTGTAGTCACCCAGTCTAATAGACGTAAGGCCGGGTTCTTAGTTTTCCCAAGCTGGGCGTCACTAATGCCCTGTGTTTCCCCCAACGCAGTTGTTTGAATCATACCCCGCTGAGATGCTTCTTTCATCAGCGGCCCTAGCCTGTTCAGCTCTGCTATCTTGGCGTCTGCCTCTGCTTTGGTAGTAGTGTTGTCGCGTATCTTCTTTTCGTGACTCTTACTTACAGTGTATGTAAGCGCCCGACCTTCCCCCGCAACGTCGTATAGGTCTGCTATAGACTTACCCGGTATAAGGGATTTACCCGGTGCACCCACTAACTTGCTTGCACGCCCCATTGCGTCCATTGTTTCTGTAGCCCCAAACTGACCAGACAGGAATGGCACTACAACTAATGGTATCTGAGATAGGTTAACTATAGCCGACGAAGCGTTAAATCCGATGGTGTATATAAAGGCAACTTGATTTAGCAGTTTGTACACTTGCTCAGTTTTTTTGTTGTCCGCCCCTGATTGAGCAAATTTAGCACGCCGCAATAACTCAGATTTAATAACGCTTATAGACTCAGCGTTTGGTTTGAACAAAGCAAACTTATCTTTCTCGGTACCCGCAGGAGCAGATATGTCTACCAGATTAATCTCTTTTTCTATACCCCGGAGGATAGCGCCGTTCTTCATTTTTACTACTTGGGAACTAAGGCTAAACCCCTTCATGCGTAGCGCTAAGGCAGAGTCAGATATATACCCCAGCGTGTTAGTACGACGTTGCAAAGATTTAGCAAAAGAACTTTCAGGTAGTGTGTCGATAAACAAACGCATAACTTGTTCTTGCACATCGTTATCTACGCTATTAGCTTCTAGTACGCCTAGTATATCCCCAACAAAAGAACCAGAAGGGGCGTCCTTCTTGAACCTGCTTACGCTCGTTTCCCCCTCGTAAGCATCTACCTTTCCGTCTACAACATCTGGGTCAGCCTCTAGGTCTTTTACCGCTTGGTTTCTATCAGATTTGTGCTCGTACATGAGAAATACGGGTTCGGTACTTGTCACTTCCCCGGCTTTGTTCCTTATCTTCGCAGTAAAAGAAACTTTAAAGTTCCCCTGACGTACAAGAGGAAAGTACACGTCTAGCTTACCGGCAGCGAACATACGCTGGAACACATCTTTCTTTAGCTGCCTACCAGTTGCACTATCCTTACCGACTAGCCCGTCAATTTCCCCGTTTATGACATTCAGGAGTTCTTTGTACTGTTTTGCATACATGTCACGCTGAGTGTTAAATATACGCTGCCCCCCGTTGCTTCCTAGTTTTTTCCACTCTTTTTGTTGTTTTCTCCAAATCTCGTCTAGTTTGTGTACGCCATCGGGGGATGTCTTACCTTTGTAGTCGCTTTCGGGTTTTGTAGGATCTACTTGATAGATAGTAGCACCGTATTCAGGGCTGTAAATTACGCGGTTCAACGTATTGTAAGCCTCAAGCCCAGCGTCTTTAGCCCATTTGTTAGTCTCGTCTATAACTTTCTGTACTTCTCTATTAGCTCTGTTCATGTCGCCAATCTGATTTTCTATAGCTTCGTGGAGGTCAAGCCCCACCTGCCCAAACCCAGATTTTCTAGCAAGGTCTCCAAGAATTTGAGTGTTGGCGAGTCTTGCAAACAACGCTCTGGCAGGGGCCGACACGTTTGGGTCGGTAAAGAAGTCTGTAACCTCTTTCATAAACGACTTTAACGTTACCTTACTGTCGATAGACTTTTGAACATTCCCTAAGCCGTCGAGGATTTCCTTTACCCCGTCTGGGGTAGACTTCATATAGAGCGTACCGCCGCCTCGCGAAGAGGTAGAGGGGGACAACATACCCATAATTGCAATGTCCGCTGCATCCAACGCCGAATCAAGCGGCTTAGTGTCCATACCAATAAGGCGGCGGACAAAGTTAATCACAGAACGGAAGAACCGCTGCAACCCACTAATAGGTTCGCCCCTAGGGTTTATCTTCGCCAGCGCCTGTTGGAATTTAGGATTACTGAATGCCTCTGCAATAAATTCATTTAGGCTCTCGGTGCCATATACGGAGTCCAAATAAGGCTTAACATCGTCAAACAGTTTCTGCATCTGCTTGGTAAGGGGGTGTGATCTGTTCTTTAACACGTTAATAGTAGCCGCGTGGGTCATCTCGTGCAGCAGGGTATGTACGGTGAGGGGTAGGTTAGAGTTAAGGATTATAGTGTTAATGCTGGGATCAAATAGCCCCGGCACAGCTTCGCCACGAGTGTCATACCCCCGGCTATCTATAGAGGCTGTGTTAGCTATCTCTAGCTTAGTAGTCCCCGTGTTCTCGGATAATGCCCTAGCTATCTGCTTAACGCGTTTATCGGTAGACGTTTTAGCAAGCTCTTGCAGCGCCCCCTTTAAATCTCCTTTTTTGAGTAGTTCCTTTACTGGCCTTGATAGGTCAGCGTTTAAGGCTTTAGCTACATTGGAGTCTAGTTTGTCCAACTTGAGGTAGCTAGTTATAGATCCCCCAGCTTCTATAAACGCCGCCGTTTTTATCGCTAGTTCAGCGCTCTGTTTTTCTTTAGCCTCAAGGGTCGCTCTACTCTCTGTAGTAGCTTTAGCGGTATCTACTTTTACGGGGGTTGTATCCCCTAGGTCGTTTAGTTCCGCATCAGACACTTCTCTAGTATCTACGCCCGTACCTTTAGGCGCGGCGGCTTTTTTCCCAGTCATGGCGCGTGTAGCGTTTTCTGCTTCAGCTTTCTTCTTGTCAGCCTCTTTCTTCTTTTTGGCAGCGGCTTCGTCGGCTTTTCGTTTTACCGACTCAGCCTCTACTTTTTTACTAGTGGCCTCCTGCTCTTCAACGCGTTTGTCTATCCTAGTTTTAAGAGCAGGACTTAGGTTCTGTTTAATCCACTCGGCAGTTTTACGGGTGTTTTCTCCCCCGGTGCCAGAAAACTTAGCTATATCTTTGTCAGGCGAACCTTCTTGTTTCTGATACTTAGGAGTTTTTTCCGCTAGCTCAAAGGCTATTGCCTCGTAAGCCTCGACGGGGGTGTCATACTTACTAAGGTAGGCCTTTGCAGTTTTGTCGATGCCCACGTAGTTTGTCGGGAAGGAGGTGTTCTTTAACTCTTCTATTTTGGCATCGTCGGCAGGGTCAAGGAACTCTTTGGGTACAGCTTCCCCCGTAATAACATTCGACGCAACAGGCTTTACCGCAGGCTCAACCGCAGGCTCAACCTCAGGCTCAACCTCAGGCTCAACCTCAGTGGCAGTAACAATTTCTTCATCGCGGGGCTGTACCTTCGCTGTTACCGTTGTAGTAGGTAATTCTTTGCCTGTAAATCTTTTTACTACTTCACTAGCGGTTTTTGCAGTATTAGGATCAACGCTTTCAGTAGGCGCTACACCAACTGGTATCACAGCGCCTTTGCCCTTTTTAGTTTTGGCAGCGGCCTTTTTAACTATTTTTTGCGCTTCTTTAGCTAATTTAGTTTGCTCGGAGCTAAGTTTTAGTTTTTCCCCCGATACCTCTGCTTTAACGTCGTTTACCGTAACGACATTACCGTTCTCAGGTATAATCGTATCTAGGTCTACGTCGGGCGCGAGCATCTCTGCATACGCGGCAGCGGTGGGATCTATTTCGTACTTACCCCCACCTTGCTTCTTAGCCGCAGACTTAGTTTGTTCGGGGCTAAGTTTTAGTCTTTTACGCCCCATACCGGGAAACGATAGTTGTGATGGGAGCTGCGCTTCTGTTCTATCTTTTGGAATACGTGCTTCCATGTCGCTAAGTTGCGTATCTTCAGGTGTGTTTTCTATGGGGTCACCACGTTCACGCGATGCTGGCTTTACTTCTTCCCGTGGACGTATACCAGCAAACACATCAGCGGCCCTACGAATACGGGCAACTTCTTGTTCTGTAGGTTTAGCGCGTTCACCTCTAGCGATGTTCCGTTGCTCTAGTTCTTTAGTAAATTTACGCTCAAGGGTAACGTAGCTACCCGTAGTCGGTTCACCAATAACTGCATCGAGGGCAGCTTCACGAGGTCTATTACGGTCAGCACGCGTTTCGTCTTTCTGCGCGGCCACGTCAGTTTCTTGCTGCGATGCACCACGTACTTTTTCAAGGTCTCGTACAGCTTCTTCGTCAGCTTTTAAATAAGACTCAATCTCGGCAATCTCGGTGTCGTCTAGCTCACGCTGCTCCATTTCTTTGAGCTGCTGTGTCTCCATACGGTCAATCATGTCTGGAGTGCGGTCATCCCGTACAGTAGTTTCCGTAAGGGGGGCTAACGCCATTATTTCCGGGGTGTTAGTTATGGTGTCAAACACCATATCTTCTGTGATCGTCGCAGGGTCTACGTTATCAGCCCTGAGTTTATCTACTGCGGCAGTAACCTGCTCGTCAGCAAAGTCAGTTAGTGCGCTACCATAATCGGTACCTTGCTCAACTGTACTAGGCTCGGCGCGTGAAGGGAACAACTCCCCCTGCACTTGATCTTCTTCTAGCCTAGGCTGATCTACTTCCGGTGCAGGGCCATCGGTAGGTTCTGTAGTACCAGCGGGAGTACGAGTTTTACCTTTTACAAACAAGTCAACAAGACCCTGTACAATTGCACCAGAACCACCGCCAATTGCACCTTCTTCAAGTACCCCTGCGTTAATGAGTTCTGCTTCTGGGTCATAGCCCCGCGCATTAAGGTTCTGTAAGATAGCTGATGTTGCTTCCTGTACACCTTCAGCAGTACCTGTTGCCGCCATTTTACGTAAACGACCTACCAGCCCGACGCCTTCTCCCCCCAGTTTTTCCAAGAGGTCAGTAGCCCCCGGAACTCTAAGAATTTTGCCTAGGGGAAGTACTTCAAGCGAACCGATAGCTGCCCCACGCAACGTTGCCATGCCACGTTCTTCTTCTGTAGCGCCGAACTCCCTAGCACGTTCACTAGCTTCACCAGCTCCAGCACCAACACCAAGGGCACCAGCAACACCAAGACCAACAGCAGTGGTAGCGGCGGCGGGGGCAGCATAAGCGGCAATAGCGGCGGGGGCGGCCATGCCAGCAATAGAGCCAATGCCAGATGATAGCTTGTAGGTTATAGACTCAGGATCACCCCCTTCAGGACGCAAGGATTCCGCAACACTTTTAATTTTCTCGCGGGCTTTTAGTTCTCCTTCCTCTTCCAGAAGTGCGGCAGTACCCAGCGCAGCAGACTCGGCCATACCTACAGCACCAGCACCAAAGCCACTTGCTATATCTTCAAAGAATCCAGAGTCGCTACCTTGCTGTACAGTGTACCCATACTGTTCCGCCATCAAGGCGTCTAGTTGC